ATCCTTTAGAACTAGCATTGTTGTCATTCCAATAAAAAATCCGAAAGCTACGTGTAGCTTTTTATCAAATGGTAATCTCATGTTATTTATATATCAAAATATTTTATTAATTTATACTTTGTCAATTATTTTCATTACTACATGGCAACTTGTGTCTGCGGTGTTAGAAACAGGACTAGAGCTAACTTTGATGTCCGCCCTACTAGGGAACTTTAATAAACCAAGTTTTTGGGTTACGTTTGTGTTAGATCCTATAAAATCAAGTGTTTGAAATAAAAAGCAGTTAGCTTGAATCAAAGTTCTTGAAGTAGGATCTGTGTTTGATATTAATCTAATAGATTGGTCTTGATTTGAACTACTTAAATTTAGTTGATCAATTAAAACCTCTTTACCCTCAGGAACTGTAAAAATAGCGGTTACATCTTTATTTCCACCCTCAGATATTAAGCCTAATGTTTGCCTTCCAGTCCAAGGGGCTTCAGGTGTAGTTCCTATAGTCTCTAATGTTATGTCACCACCAGCAACAGACAAAGTGCCTGTTTCTATTGAGTGAAATTCGTTTACCCTTCTTACACCTGAAGCAACGGCAGTTACAGTAGAAGTTCCATCCATATCAATGGTAGCGATTTGCTCATTCCAGTCTTGATCTAAGTAATTAATTTGAACCGACCTAACTCCAGTTCCTAAAGCAGTGTCGTTTGCACTCGTGCTAACCACTTGCAATCCATAAGTATCTGTTGTTGGTGTGTAAATCCTGTAGTTGTCAGGCGATCCACTTGGTCTTTGAATAGTAAATTCACAAATATCATGCAGAACATCAGCCGTTGGGTAATTTACCCTTTGACCTAAAATGTAAGCTGATTTATAATTTCTTGACCTGTACTGCTCTGTTAATGACGCTGAAAGGTCGTTTTCTGTTTCTATTTTCTCAAAAAAACTCATATTTCTATCTTATTCTCCAATTATTATTAACACTTACTAAAGTAATATTGCTGTTTTTGTATTTTATAATTATTGATGATTCTCCATTTATTGTATGCCCAGAACATACAATAGTTACCGTATTTGAAGAATTGTCAACTTTTGTTATATCTATTGTTCTTCCGGGAAAAGCTATTGGAGAATTTAAATTACACAAAATGTTTCCAGCACTAGCATCAACCTCATAAAAACCGTTTTGAAAACCAGTAAAATTATTACTAACAACTGGAGCTGGTTGTATTATAGGTTGTTTCAAAGTTATTAAGATCTGAATATCAATTATATCATCTGCATGAAAATTTACTACATCTTTAATCTCATTTAAATCTTGAGCTCTAACCTCATTAATTGCGTTTACACTTGGTCGTGTATTTTCCTTGTCTGCAAATGTGATTTTTGATGCCATTATAATTGTGCTACTAGGTTTGCTACTAATGTGTTTGCTTGTGATGGAGTCAATATTTCAGGAAATGAAAATCCTTGTATTTCTCCATCAAACTGAATAAAGTTGTCAATTTCAGCACTATCTGAAAGAGAAGTTATGTAACCCCTACCTGAATTAAAAAAGCCTGTTTTTTCGTTTTGTGATCTCCAATAAATTAAAGTTTTGTTTCTTTTTAAGTTTATCAAATCATCATACGACACAATAGTGCCACCAATATCATCAACAGTCACTAAACCTGAAAATGAAATGCTATAAGATTGATTTGTAGGTATAAAAGTTTTCCAACCTCCTAAACTATCTCTTGTAGTTGTTTCTAGAACTTCTGAACTTTCACTAAAACTATTTGAAGTAAGGCATCCAATAGGAAAATAATCTGTATTTTTAAATATAGATATTAGTTTTGTATTTCCATTTAAAAAGCTCATTATCCCTTTATTGTTGGTTTTACGGTATTTCCGAAGTCAAAAGTCTTTTTATATTCTAAATCTGCAACTTCACCAGCAAAAATCTGCCTTAGAGTTGCATTTACAACATTTTCTTTGGTGTCGTATTCATATTTTATTGGCATGAATAAACCATTCAGTCCATCTATTGAAACTAAGCTAAGGTAAGGAAAATAACCAAATACATCTCCACTAAACTCCCTAGCTGTTGATTGCTGAACCCTCGCGGTATCTTCTACCATTATTTGAAGTAAAGGTTTTACCTCTGTAAACCCCTCCCTTGACCACGTTGAAGTTGGAGTTGTTGAATCTGATTTATAAATAGTACCCTCATAAAAATCAGATGGATTGTCTCCTGTTAATACTTTTTTCACTTCATCTACCTTGGCACTTGGGCGGTCTGTTCTTTGTACTGTGTGAAATTCGCCAACAACAACTTCTGAACCATCTTGACTTTGAGAGGGCTTTACATTTATGATAGTTACGTTGTGAGTAATATCATCTGGATTTGCAGTTGTCGGACCATAAGTTGGTGTTTTTACAACTATAAATAAATTTAATTCTGTAAATCCTAATGGAATTTTTGGCGTTGTTATCTTAATAGATAACTCTTTTGTTTCTTGATGATAAACTTTTCCAACATTTGTTTTTATAGTTTGTGGTGTGGTTTCCCAATTACTAAGATTAGAACTATTTAAATAATATTTAGCCCCTGTTGCAATATCGGGGTCATTGTTTTCTGATAATATTATTTGATACCTAAAACTGTTATTGTCTTGAAAAGCACCAAAAGGAAAATCAGTTTCATTGTTCTTAATAAATACCGTGAACTCAACATCAGTTTGAACCTCTTCTAAAACCCTGACACCTGAGGAGTTTCTGATATTTTTCAAATCTGGAATTGGATTTGAAGTTCCTTGCAGTTTTGATGCTTCTATAAAAATACTAGATTCACCTGCAATTAAGGGTCTTAAATTATTGGGTGTGTATATAAAGAAATCTTCTATTGTAATCCCGTCAAAAGAAAATAAGGTATTATTATCGATAAGGCTTTGAACCAAACCATACTTATAATTTACCCTATAAGCTCCTAAACTAGATTTGTTTGTTATTGATTGATTAGCTCCACAATGAAAAATAGCAAAATCATTGATTTGAGAACCTATTGAAACAGCGGTGTCAAGTGTTTTCTTTTCTATAAAAACACCATCGGAATCATAGCTATAAAAGTCTGCCGTTTGGTTTCCAAATAATTGATTGGGTTTAAAAATATACCACTCATTGTTGAAAAGAGTAATACAAGCAGTAAAAGGCTCTAAAATATCACGCACAACTTTTTCGCAGTCGGTTATAGTGTCGTTGTCTTCCTCTATGTATCTTGCAGTGTTTGCGTACACATTGTCTAAGGGGTCTAGCAAAGGATCTAAACCATCATACCTAATCCTTACGTCTGTGTTTATTTTTAGATTTAAACCAGTTCTCTTGAGTGATAATGCTAGGATTTCAATGTATTTTCTTCTTCCTTTTATTGCAAATCCATTACTGTCCACAAAAGATAAATCACTCAAATAACTTAATCCATCAACGCAATCAAAACTAACCACCCAATTGCTTTGCACAAAGTCCTCAAAAAACCCCTCGGGGTTTAACCATCCATTAAATAAAATGATTCCATCACGAGAATACTGGCAGTTTATCACTCTTTCCTCTTCAGTAAATAGATCATTAAAGTTCAACCCTGCATTAGCCTCTAATTCCACCCTTAACCCTTGCCCCCTTATTGCCTCAATAGGGGTGTCAACTTCTCCATGATCTAAAAACACACGACCGCCAACTCTTGTAGGTGTGCCACTAAAATTATCATCATAGATATTTAGTATATGTTCAACTTGAACTATATCTCTATATTTTATGAAATACTTTAAAGCCATTTAGTTAAATAATAGATTATTTTGCCCACCCAATGCCTTGTTTCTATCTAAAGTATTTTTTAAAACACCTATGAGTTTTGTTCCAGCTATTTCAAAAACAAAGTTTCCGCCAGACGTTCCAGAACTAGCTATGTTTGGTGTTGAGCTAAAAGATTGATTTGTGCCAGCACTCGAAAAGTCTCCTCCACCACCGCCTCCAGAAGCACCAATATTACTAGATATTGCACTTGCCTTTGCACTAAATGCAGAACCTAAAGCAACAAGGGCAATACCAGCACCAATAGCAACCGCTGGGTTTAAACTAGCTAACGAAAGTTTTATTTTCTTTAATCCAATACCTGTTGCAATAGCTAGTTTACCTAACTGAACTAGAATACTACCTAAAGAACCAAGCAAAGACGCTCCTAATGATTCTAAAACATTACCACCGCTAGCTAAACCTTGACCTATTGCAGAACCTAAACCTGCAAAAGTTTGAGCAAGACCTCCATTTATAATTTCGCTAGCCCCTTCATTTAATTTTAGTAATGCCTGTTTTAACTCTTCGCTTCTTGACTCTATATCTTTCTTGGGGGGTATTATTGTATCAATTAGCTTTTTAGCGTCTGGCGTAATTGTTTCAGTTAAACCAGTTATCCCATCTTTTATTACAGGTAAAAAAGTTGAAAAGCCCTGTTTTAATTCGTTTCCTGTTTCAGAAAAGTTAATTAAGTCCTTGCCAGAAAAAAAAGATTTTTTACCTGAAAGATTTTCATCAAAACTATTTTGAAACTCTAAAATTGCACTCTTTGCTTTAAAACTAGTGTTTGATAATTCATTTTTAAAAGTGTCTGCAAATATTCCTAAGTCTTTTTTTACCTTTTCAGAAGAACCCTTTCCAGTACCAAAATCTAAAGGAATAATCCCTCCTTGTTTTGATATAAAATCAGTTAACCCTTTTGATTGTCTTTTTAGATTATTAAGCTGATTGGCTATTTCATTTATCTTGGATTCCTCTGCAACATTTCTAAATTCAGAACCTTTCGAAGTATTTTTAAAAAAACTATCATCTTCTCGTGCTTTTTTTACTTCCGCCTCTACTTTTAATGCTTTTTCTTTTGCCTCAGTAAGTTTCTGCTCTAACAATAACTGCTGACCTAGGTTTTTAGATAATTGTTCAGAAGCTGCTTTTGCTTTTGCACTTTTAAGTATTTCTGTTGCAAGTGTATTGTATTTTTTAGATAAACCACCTACCAATGCATCTTCGGCTGTTATTTCTTTAAAATATGAGGGATATCTTTTTATAAGCTCATTATAAGCCTTTAATCTATCTTCTTGAGATAATGAAGTGTTATCTAATTGTTTTTTAAGTAGCTTTAGATTAAGTAATTCTTTTTGAGCCCCCAACGCTCCGTCTGCCCTTGCTTTTTTTACACCTACTAATTTACTTACATAATCATCAAAGCTTTTGTTTATTTTATCTTGTGCAAGTGAAGCTTTTAAAGTATCATCACCAAACGCCGCTATTTCTTTTCTGTAAGAAACTAATAAAGTAGTAATCGCTGAAACCGCTAATAATATACCAGATGGACCAGCTAAAGTAGCTAGCATAGCTTTTAAAGCATTCTTTGAACCACCAGCATTTCTACTTAAATCTCCAAAATTAGAGGTAAGTTGTTGAATGTTGTTTGCTACACCTATAATTCCAAAAGGTGCATCTTGTATAACACGAGAAAATTCTGTAACTGCTGGAACCGCATTTACCTTAACTTCCTTACCCATTTTATTAATGGGTTGTATAGTTTTGTCAACAGATTTTTCAAAACCTCTAATTTTTCTATCCGCTTTCCCGAGACCTTTGGTTAGATTATCAACCTCGGCTTTAATTTCAATATTTAAAGTATTGTCAGCCATTTTTTGCTTTTTGTAGGTCTATTTGGTATTGAATAACAGCCTTGAGTATTCGTTGCCTCCTTCTTTCCTTAGCCTGCTTATTGTTGTTTAAATTATCATCAATACGCCAAAAATTATTGATATTTACTTTTTTAGGGTCAACGCCCATGGAAATTAACGAGGCATAAGCAACCTGTCTAAGCTTCCAGCTTTCTCTTTTGTCTTTCCTCATCCATCCATAAGCCCTGATTTGAAACTCCGCCCAAGTCATTTGGTTTACATATTCAAAGCTAGGGCACTCAAGTTCCACTAATGCGAATGAGATGACGTCCGCAGACCAGTTTATTTTTTTTTTGATTCGATTTCTTCAGAATCTATTTCTGGCAAATTAGGGCTAAGACTTTCAACAAAACTTTTCATGAATTTTTTTAGTTGCAGTTGGTTTTTATAATCTTTATCAAGCAACTCAAGCAACTCAGATTTTGTAAAACCTAAATTCTCATTTGAGAACTCCAAACATTTATGCATTAACGCAGGGGCCCACTTAAATGGGTTTTTATCCAGCTTATCACCTATTTCATTGACACTCATGTCTAATGAGTCCAATAATTCCCCCAAGAACTCTAATCCAAATTTACATAAGTAAGCATTTCCATCTAACTCAATGGATATTTGATTTTTCATATTTGCTTAGATTTATTTTTTATACTACTGGATCAACAGTTACAATAGCACCATCACCAGTTATAGATGCAGAAAATGTAGAAAGCTCATCGCCTGCTGGAGCTTCTAAACTAAGTTCACTAATAATACCAGTGCCATAATAATATGGAGTATCTGCTAAACCAGTGTCCATTCTCCAAGTTATTTTTTGTCTTTGTATTGTTCTCAAATAGTCATGAGATGCACTTGAGGTGTCGCCAGTTGCAGAAGTAGTATCAATATACTCACCTTCCAAAGAAAGTTCATAACTGCTAGTGCCAAAGTCTCTAGTAACGACTCCCGGATCGCATTTTGTTTGACTTTCAATAATGTTTGTAGTTTCACTCAATGAATTTTGAGTTAAACAAGCTACGGGTCTGTAAGCTGAGCTGTCATGAACGTATAGGATTAAATCCTCTCCTTTGATTTTTGTTGCCATTATTTATTCTATTAAAAATTCTTTTCTTATAAACTTTCTGTAAAACATGTAGCTATCATCAGTATCTACAATGTCATCAGGAAAACTTTGATTTTGTGTAACTATAGTCAAACCACTTGCAGTATCTAAAATAAGATTATCAGTTAAAGACCTCACCTCATCTGTAATATTATCTGCAAACAACCTAGAACCTGTGTTACCTGTCAATAAATATCTTGTGTATATCTCAATCAAAATAGATGATTCCCATCGGTCTCCACACTTTATTGATTTATCAACTTCGTTTGATTGAACTGTTAGCAAAATGTAATTATCTAAATTACTACCGCTAACTCTCGATTCAAAACATTTTATAGTCTCACCATCTACAACAATATCGTTTACAACATCAAAGATAGCTTTTCTAATCCATTTGTCAGGAAGTAATTTAATCATTTGTTAAATTTTTTAGATAGCCTTTCAAGTGCGTTTTTTATATCTTTGTTATACGATTTACGACCTTGAACAAAAGCAGGGTAAAAAAAAGGCTTTGCCTCCATTCCGTTTGTTAATAGATTGACAAATATGACATAAGCAAATTTAACATCTATTCCTTTTCTTTTACACCATCTTTTTATGTTTTCTAACCCTTTGTCAAAGCTTTGCCCTTTGTTTTTTCTAGCTTTGTTTGCTAAATCCTTAAATTCTGAAGGTATTTTTACTTTTCTGCCAGTTCCGAATTCAATATAAGGAGCATAAGGCAAAGAAGTGCCTACATTGTAGTTAATTTCTTCAAAGTTATCAACTCTAATTGAGTTTCTTAAAGTTCCTCGATCAACATTAACATTTTTTTTGGCAATTTCTGAAATATTGCTCGCAGTGTTTAAGTTTACGCCTTGAATCTCAACAATAGCATTTTTTTTATAATCTTTGATTGCTTTTTTTAGTTTTTTTGTATTTACCTTGTTTATAGAAATCATGACAAATCAAAATTTAAATCATAATTTAATAAATTTTCTAACGGTTGCTCAATTTCTTTATTAGGCTCTTTAGTAGCTACAAAAGTAATAGTATTATCTTCAAAATTAGTGTTTGTAGCAAAAGACTTAATAATATATTTTTGACCTCTATAAACTAAAAAAATCCTTTGTAAATCATAAATTAAATCATTTCTTTTTCGTACCGTTACTTTTATTGAGTTAGCTGAATCATTCAATCCATATTGTGTGTTTAGTACATTTTGGCTAAATAGATCAACAGTTTCAAGTTTTGCCCAGCTTCCAGTTAATAATTGAGAAATAACTGTGTACCCACCAAACCCGTCTGGTGTTGCTGTTGTTATCCAAACCTCTACTCTTTTATTATAGGCTCTTGACTTCAAAGAATAAATCTTTTATAGTTTTCAAGTGTTATTTTGCTTAATGTATCTAATCGATCTATCAACGTCTTATTATTTTCTTTTTCATAATACATATTCTTAATCATTACATAAGCTACTTCAATAAGTTCCTGCGGTATGTTCGCTGGATCTGAATAACCTACATTCAAAGTAATAATATCGTTGTTATATCCCTTTTTGTATATATTGTATAAGGTTTTATTAGTTACTTCTAGCTCTGTTGTTACTTCCGAATTAATAGGGTAGTCATAAACACGAACGCAACCGTTTATCAACCTGTAATCTTTGTCTCTGGGAAAAAAAATATAATTAGTGTACTGCTCAATAAAAGACAAAGCACCTTTTATCATTCTGGTAATTTGAAGGTCATCTTCAGTAAGCGTATCATCTATTCTTAAATAGATTTTAGCTTGCTCCAAACTAATTATATCAGTGTACATTATTTACTTTTTTTTTGAGGTTTTGAGGTCTCTAAATAGCCTTTTAAATCTTTTCTTTTACCATTATATTCATCTCCTTTAAAATACTTTTTTAATTCTTTTGAGCAAAAAAATGTTTTTATCACTTTCATTTTAAAAATATTAGAGCGATGTACAGGAATCGAACCTGTGTCAGCAATCATAGATTACTATCTTACCACTAGACCAACATCGCATAAACCACCCCGTTAAGATCATCGAGGTGGTCTAAAATTAAATACTTACGCAGTTGTGAAATCTCCGTATCTTAAAGCAGTTGGTTGTTCAACTGTTAAAGTTACTTGAGCTTCTACTCTTGCAGTAATGTTGTTTTTTCTGAAGTTATCAGAATCATCCTCACTAACAGCAAAAGAGAATCCTTCAGTTACTATTTTTCGAACTCTTGACCAATCACCAACATAATATTTGTCAGCTGGCACCCAAGTAGCCATAAATACTGGGCTTCCCATTACTCTAAGAACACCACCATCAAAGGTCCATCCTAAGGGCAACCCATAACCTGCACCTGTTGATTTTTCTATTGTTAGAATAGAAAAATAATCTGCTGGGGTTAAAACAACACCATTGGAAACAAAATCTAGTCCTGCTAACGTTCCAATCTCTTGCAAAATAGCTTCTGCTTTGTTTTGACCTGCATTAGATTGTGTTGATGTAGTAGCCTCTGATGCTAATATAGTTTGAAAAGCAGAGTTTTCACCTCTATAATAATCATTACGTAAATCCAAAGAAAGTGTACTCTCTAGGAATGGCAAGTTGTTTCTCATTTTTTTAGAGTAAACAGCAAAACCTGCAATAAAATCAGTGTTTGCATCAATCATTGCATAATCATACTCCAATTGAGCTTTTGCATTGCCTTCTGTTTGAGAAGCAACAGATCCACTTGCAAGTGTTGATCTCGAGAAAGTGTAAGTTCCACCTGAAATTTGAATAGAAGTTGCTAAATCTTCTACGTTTACCATTTGAGCTGGTCTTCTAACTACATCAAAGTTATAGTCTCTAGGTTGATCACCAGTCAGAGCATTTGCCAAAGTCATATCTTTAACTTGCAAAGAGAACTCTTTTTTACCGCCTACCTCTTTAATCTCTTTGATGTTATCACGGATTAAAGACTTGAAATACCCCTCTTTTAGAGATTTTTCTGATTTTCTTTCTTGCATTTTAATATCAAGTTTATCAGTGTGTTCTTGCACTGATTTTACTTTCGCTTCAATCGTTTCGATTGAATCCTTAACAGATTTAACACCGCTTTCAACAGCTTCTTTAATTGCTGTTTCGTTTTCAGATTTGAATTCTTTGATTAGAGCTTCTGATTGCTCTTTTGACTTACCAATTAATTTGTCGGTAAGTTCATTTAGCTTTTGTTCTAAGCCTTCCATTTTAATTAAATTTTTTGTTTATAAAACTATCTATTACCCTAATCGGCTCATCATTAGGAGTAGACCCTTGAAGGTCTGGCTCTTTATTTGTAAGTGATTTTAATATTTTTTCAATTTGCTTTAGTCTTTGGTCAGAATAATTTAAATCATACATTTTAGTAATGAGTTCAATTACACCGTAATGAGATTTAATATTTTTTATATCTTGAACGGTGCTAAGCTCATTAGCGGCCCAACTAGACAAAAACGAATACTCCATCAATTTGTATTCAGTTATTACTGATTTATTTTTTTGATCTCTTTTTATTACTTGATATCCTATGCTTAACTCAGCATTTAAACCTGTCTCATGCATCAACTTA